CCGAGTACTCTGTGGCCCCCAGGGATTGCTCCCATATGCCACAGAGACGTCGCTCAGTTGCGCTTTAAATAGTTATAAGAGTTTCTCTGCATATCGTTTGATATGACAGTTCTCTTATTCTACTCGAGTAAACTAGACGACCGGGTTAACTAGACCTAGATCGGGAAGGTCCTTGACCAACCGAATCTAGTGTCTGTGTCCCTTGTAGGACTCCACTCCATCGTTTCCATAATCTTACCTGAGAGGGATCTAGTATCCCCCGGATCTCAGGTGGATTTGGTCGTGTAGTAGAGAATACATGGAAGGATCGAGTAGCAACAAGTTTGCTAATGTCGATAAATTCCATGTATAGTGCCTCAAACACAGAGGTTTTCGCGTTGTGTAATCGTTTGATTAACTCCGCGGCCTCAGCCACATTCTGCACTTTAGCCGGATGCCAAGTTAAATTGGCAAGGTTTGTCAGTGCATCTGCGAGAAGCCGCCCGGAGTATCCAAATTTGGATACCCCCATAGCGTCTCGAAGAGCAATTACTTGCTCTTTGGCCCATGCGTCGGAATTGAATCCAACCACAGCATTCGATGAATGCATTAGGCTAGACACAAGCCGTCCCAGCTCTTTACGAGCGAAGGTTTCCATGATGACTTTCGTCTCCTCATGGAAAGGCACTTTCGAAGGCGCACCAAGCTCAAAGAATTTGGTTACGCCCTCGGGTGTTTGAGGGATGTTGAGAGCGAGGATTAAAAGTCTAACCCGTGTGGGAAGTTTTCCTAGCGGTTTATTCAACCAGCTTCGTACTCGCCAGCCCACTCCAAAAGCATACAGGGCCTCGGGAAGGGACAATCCATATTTATGGATTAGTCCCACCCAGGCACCGATACTTTTGGAAGCTGCGAAGAACTCTCTTATTGGAACAGGACTCACGTCCTGCCCTTTATACAGAGTTCGTTTAGCAAACTCCAGTGCTGTTCCCCGAGGAGAGAGCAGTGATTTGTGTAAACCACACTCTACTCCCAGGGAGGAAAGAATGGCTAGATAACTAACCATTACTTTTTCATCTCCTATCACCACATCATCACCCAAGATGGCATAATTAGTATATAATTTCCATTTTGGGTAACCAGCCCGCCAGGCGGCTACCTGCACTATAAAGTGATGGGTAATCGCCAGACTGGCCCAGGAGAATAGGGCCCCCATTGGCTGGCCAACTGCATATCGAATATCCTCAAAGGAATCTTTTCTATGCAACCTATACGACCTTCCCACTAGGAGAAGGGCGATAGCGCCAGCTATCTCTGCGCCCCAAAGGGCGGTCCAAATAGCTCGTTGGAGCCAGAGGGGGATCCTGTCAGTAGCGGCGGTCAGATCCAATGAGAAAAGACCCCGTACCGACCGGAGAAAGGCTAGAGGACCAACCTGATTAAAGGTTCCGTCCATTCGGACATCCCTAAGGATGTCGAATGTTAACCGATGGAACGGATAGAGGAGCCATTGGCTCCACGCATCCACCATCGCGAAAACTCTAACTTTTCCGGCTGCCTCCTCTTTCGTACCTAGTTTACCTAGATACGCGAGGGGTTTCACAAGAGGTTTACCTTCAAACTGAACGAAGGCGGCACTTGCTGCCACTTTCATACCAAATTTAACTTTGGTATAATCCAGAACTCCGAGGAGTAACTGCATTGCCTCGTTCAAAGGTGGACTCTCAACTAAGGCCCGATAGGACCTTAGCAGGATCCAGGGCATGGTATTCCATTGCCCAAGAATCCCTGAAACCCCTGGTCCCCCTTTAAACATAGCGAAGACAGAGTCATCGCTGTATTTATTAAGAGTGGATTTTAAATAACCATCACTAAACCTCGCTTTAACGAACAGTTTAATGAACAACGGGATGTAGGAAAGGATCATCTGATCCAGTCCCCCATGACCGGTGCTGGGCGCTGAAATTGATTTCAATTTCAGAGTCCCTGGGAATTCTATCACCCGGTAGACGTTAACCAAGGTTAAGGTCACCCGGATGGCCACGGTATCTCCAGCCCGAATTCTCATTCGGATATGCTGCGGGATCCACCGTGGTAACCCATGTTTGGTTCTTGCGAACCGAACACCCAGAAGGCCCGAATCTCGGACCATGTGAGCACCTAGTGACTGTTGCACAGAGGTTCCCGAGGCCTTAAGAAATTTCGTAAGGCCTCGTGGACCCTGCGCCCGTACTAGGGCTTTACAGGTTCACACAAAGGTACAGATGTATCTAATTAAACCAGACGTTACTCGAGCATCCGCTACGATTAACATTCCTTTGAGAATGTTAACTAACGGACGTCCACCTTTTACGGTGAACATACCATGGAAGTTATCCAGGCTAAAGTGCAATCTCAGCAACGTATTCCTATATAGGCCTTTAAAGGTTTTCATATTATTACGTTGTGTAGGTACATGGTTTGGGTATCCTTATCATTTGATATCGGATCTAGTCTGTGGGAGTTAGTAAAATTCCTACACCACTTTTCGATACACCAAATGACTTAGGACTGGTGTGCTAATCAACGCAATGCGCAGATCTGCCCCAGTACGGAACGAATCCGTAGTTACCGCCATGGTTTGCGACCTGTTGAGAACCTCTTTCGAGGACATCGTTAGATGCAAGGACTAAGCTGGACAAGTCCCAACTTCGGTTTGCCCGTGGTTATCTCTTGATAAATAGAGTGCCACAGCGCGCCGCAGGTAGCCAGATATGGCTTCGGAATTGTCCGGTGAGGTCGCTCGCGACTAGTCTTCAAATTATCCCTGAAGACCTCCGCGAGTCCCTCTCCAACATACTTTTAAACATCGTTGTTTGACCTTACAGCAGAAATGCAGTAGGTTAGCACCGAGGATTTAATCAACAAACTAGAGCTGGTTCTCTAGTTCAGTCCAAAGACTGAACCCCAGAGAATCGCACTCTGGAATTTTCATAAACCCCCCAATAACTAACACTTACACGTCTAAAGGTAAGGCCTACCAAATTGGTAAAAATGGCCAACCACGTCGCCAGTACATAGGATATCAGATCGTTTAGGGCTGAATCTCACGATTTAAGAGATTTCACGCATACCTTTCGGTCAACGCTGCCCACCGTCCTTCGACGGCCCGTGGAGCAATGTCCAACGTAACACGCTTGCGCGCGCACACATTGTGCAGAGCTACTGGGTTTCCAGTAGAGCCTCCCGCATTTGCGGG